ACAAATCTTTGTAATTTTATCTTACAACCAGTAAGAGAAGAATTTGGAGTTATTCGTATCAATAGCGGATATCGTTCTCCTGCATTAAATAAGGCAGTGGGTGGCTCAAAGACAAGTCAGCATTGTAATGGACAAGCAGCAGATTTTGAATCAACAAGAATTTCAAATCCTAATCTTGCAAAATGGATTGAAAGTAATCTAATATTTGACCAACTCATTCTAGAATTTTATGATGGAGTTGACCCAAACAGTGGATGGATTCATTGTTCTTATGTTCTTGATGGAAGTAATCGCGGTAAAACCATGACAGCTCTAAGAGTTAATGGAAAGACAAGTTACAAGTCTGGTCTTCTTACATAGAATAGGAATATGAAATATTTTTGGTTACTTTATTTACAAGTTTTATTTGTAGTAGGTGCCAATCGAGGGCGTTCGTGGGTTGACAAACACATATTATTATGTTATAATAATTTAGATAAGTTAAAAGTAAGTTACGTTAAATACATAGACTACCCCTGACCACCAACCAAATAAATTATAATGTTCTATACTAATGTTCAACCTCATGGTAATTTTATTGCTATCCGAGGATTCGATAATCGTGGGGAGTCTTTTAAAACTAAGATTCCTTACGAACCTACCCTTTACGTTCAATCCCAAAAACCCCAAAATCCTCAATGGAAAACCCTAAGCGGTAAGAATGTTGCTGCTGTCAAATGGGGTTCTATGAAAGACTCTCGCCAAGCCATGAGAGAATATGGTGGAGATGTGTTTGGTGTTGACCAGTTTCAATACTCATTCATCTCTGACCAATATAAAGGACTCGTAGATTACGACTTATCCAAAATCAAAATAGCATTCATAGATATTGAAACTAGTTCTGAATTTGGATTTCCCAATATAAGAGAAGCTAATGAAGAAGTTCTAGCCATTTCTATAAAGATGAATGGTAAGTTCAGAACTTATGCGTGTGGTGAATATGTTGCTTCTAATGGAGTTGAGTATATTCATTGTGCGAACGAACAAACCTTACTTGAAGAATTCATTTCCGATTGGTCAGCAGACTATCCAGATATTGTTACTGGATGGAATTCTCGATTCTTTGATATTCCCTATATTATGAATAGAATTCGTAGACTACTAGGAGAGAAAGCAGCAAATCGACTTTCTCCGTGGGGTTGGTACAAAGAAACTGAAGTCAATGTATTGGGTGGTAGAAAGCAACAAGTATATGATTTGGTTGGATTGGCAAGTATTGATTACTTGGATGCATATAAGAAGTTTATGTATATTACTCAAGAATCATACACTTTAAATCATATTGCTTATGCTGAACTAGGAGAGAAGAAACTAGATTATTCAGAAGCGTCTTCTTTACACGAACTCTATAGAACAAACTTTCAAAAGTTTTTAGATTATAATGTTCAGGATGTTGTCTTGGTTGAAAGACTTGAGGAAAAACTAAAACTTATGGAGATGATTATTTCACTAGCTTACATGGCCAAGTGTAATTATAATGATGTGTTCAGTCCAGTAAAGATGTGGGATTGTATTATCTATAATCATCTCAAAGACCAGAATATCGTAATCCCACCTAAGTCTCACACTGTTAAGGATTCAGTTTATGAAGGTGCTTATGTGAAAGATCCACAAGTAGGTCGGCATAAGTGGGTTTGTAGTTTTGACTTGAACTCACTATATCCACATTTGATTATGCAGTATAACATTTCTCCTGAGACACTGAAAGGGATGCATCCAGATGCTAGAAAAGATTCTAATGGTCATCATGTTATGGTAGAGTCTATGTTGGATATGAAGATGGATACTAAGTTTCTCAAAGACAATGATCTTACTCTAACTCCGAATGGTTCTTTATACTCTCGTAAGAAACAGGGATTCCTTCCAGCTCTTATGGAAAAGATGTATACTGACCGAGTGAAGTATAAGGATCTGATGATCGCGGAACAGAAGAAGGGTAAAGCCGCAAATACAAATAAGTTGGCTCAGTATCACAATATGCAGATCAACTTAAAGATTGCTCTCAACTCAGCCTACGGAGCCCTCGGTAATCAGTGGTTTCGTTTTTATGATGTAAGGAATGCTGAAGCTGTATCCGTTGCAGGTCAACTTTCCATTCGGTGGGCTGAGAGAGCAGTCAATCAATACTTAAATAAAATCTTAGAAACAGATAATATAGATTATGTTATTGCTTCCGATACGGACTCCCTGTATGTTGCTTTTGATACATTCGTTAATAAAGTAGGACTCACAGATACTGACAAAGTTATTGAATTCATGGATAAAGTTTGCGATGGTAAACTTCAAGATGTGATTGATAATTGTTATGATGACATGGCAGAGTATGTCAATGCATTTGAACAAAAGATGGTGATGAAGAGAGAGGTTCTGGCTGATGTTGGAATCTGGACTGCAAAGAAAAGATACATTCTGAATGTTCATAACTCTGAGGGTGTCCAGTATGATGAACCTAAACTCAAGATTATGGGTATTGAAGCTGTTAAATCTTCAACTCCTGAGACTTGTCGTAATGCACTCAAGGACGCATTCAAACTCATCATGAATGGAACTGAGGAACAAGTTATAGAGTTTATTGGATTGTTCAAATCTAAATTTATAACACTTCCACCAGAAGAAGTATCATTTCCAAGATCTGTTAGAGGTCTTGACAAGTATAAAGATTCTGCTTCTGTTTACAGGAAGTCAACTCCACTCCATGTTAAGGGGTCTTTGATTTACAACATGATGTTGGAAAAGAATAAACTAACGAAGAAATATCCACTCATTCAAGAGGGAGAAAAGATTAAATATACATATTTGAAAGAACCTAATCCTACTGGTGATTCATCTATCGCTATGTTAAATGAACTCCCAAAGGAATTTAAATTAGAAGAGTACATAGATTATGAACGTCAATTTGAAAAGGCATTTCTTGACCCTATGAAAGTTTTACTTCAAACTATAGGGTGGGATCACGAAAAGAAAGCTACCATCATGGACTTCTTTTCTTGACAAATCTTAAATACATGGTATAATAGCTATTATGGAAGAAATAAGTTACGGTAGTTGGTTGACTGAAGATTTAATTCAACTAGAAACTGCGTTAAGATTTCGGAGAGATCGATCCGAAGAATACTCTGACAGAGTAGAATACAATATTACAATAAAACTTATAATGAATGAACTTTTACTAAGGAAAAAGAATGGGTGATTATCTTGATGAACTATTATCTGTAGCAGGAAACGAATACGCTTCCAGAGTTGCAGATGGAATGCTAGGAAATGTAAATGAATATATTAACACTGGGTCTTATATACTTAATGCTCTATTATCTGGAAGTATCCACAAAGGATTACCATCGAATAAAATTACTGCTTTCGCGGGTGAGTCAGCAACTGGAAAATCTTTTTTCATTTTGGGGTTATGCAAGCAGTTTCTTGAAGACCATCCTAGCGGTGGTGTTTTGTACTTTGAGTCTGAATCTGCTCTCACTCATGAAATGATTGAGGAGAAAAATATTGACACAAAAAGATTTATACAATTGCCAGTTGCTACGATACAGGACTTTGGTCAACAAGCATCAAGGATAGTAGACGCACACATTGCAAAAAATGGTGACACACCACTTCTACTTTGTCTTGATAGTCTTGGTATGTTATCTACAGCTAAAGAAGTTGGAGATATTACTGAAGGTGCGAACAAAGTGGATATGACTAAAGCTCGAATTGTAAAGGGTGTGTTCAGAGTATTGACACTCAAACTTGCAAAAGCTGGAATACCTCTACTGGTTACTAATCACACATACAAACAAGTTGGAGCTATGTTTCCACAAGATATTATGGGTGGTGGTTCTGGTTTACAGTATGCAGCATCTAACATCGTTTTTCTATCCAAGAAAAAAGAAAAAGATGGAACAGATGTAATTGGTAACATCATTCACTGTAAAAACTTTAAGTCAAGACTAACCAAAGAAAATAAAAGAGTAGACGTTCTTCTAACTTATGATGAAGGGCTCAGTAAGTATTATGGACTACTTGAATTAGCTGAAAAATATGGTATAATACCTAAAGTATCTACACGGTATGAGTTACCAGATGGTACTAAGTTGTACGCAAAACAAATACTAAAAAATCCTGAAAAATATTTTACAGAAGAGATATTGACCAAGATTGATGAAGCTGCAAATACTGAATTTACATACGGAAAGGGGGCAAATGCCGAATCTAGCACCGAAGATTCAGTCGAAGAAGTTGAAGGATAGTTGGTTTCGTATTTGTTCTAATCCCGATGAAGATGATGTTGAAAATCTTTGTATTCAAATTATCGAAGGTCCATTTCATCATGTAGTAGTTAAATATAAAAACTTTAAACTTAAACCAAAACTTAATGAAGACGGTTCTCTTAATTGCGATTATGAATATGATATAATTACAGCTCCATCTAGTATCGGTGAGAATGGTCTTACAGATGAAGAAGGAGATATCTTTGAAAGAAAACTTGGCGAATCACTATTAGAAATATTATGGGAGACTGCGAATAATGAGAACAGAAATAGCAATACTAAAGAATCTATTACAGAATGAAGAATATACCAGAAAAGTATTGCCCTTCTTGAAAGTTGATTACTTTACAGAACACGCTGATAAAATACTTTACGAAAAGGTAAATACTTTTGTAAACAAATATAATTCACTTCCTTCTCAGGAGGCTTTACAGATTGAACTTTCTGAGACTAAAATGAATGAGGACGAATTTAAAGATTCTTTAAATTTATTAAAAGAGATCGATTCTAATGCAGAAGATTACACAGACATTAATTGGTTATTGGACACGACTGAAAAGTTTTGCCAAGACAAAGCAATCTACAATGCAGTCGTTGACTCCATCTCAATCCTTGACAATCCAAAATCAACAGAAGACAAAGGAGCCATTCCAGACATACTTAGCGATGCCCTTTCAGTTAGTTTTGATCCTCATGTTGGTCATGACTATATTGATGACAGTGATGATCGTTTTGATTACTACCATCGCGTCGAAGAGAGGATTCCGTTTGATCTCGATTACTTTAACAGGATTACGAAGGGCGGTCTTCCACAGAAAACCTTAAACATTTGTCTTGCGGGTACTGGTGTAGGTAAATCTTTATTCATGTGTCATGTTGCTGCATCCTGTTTATCTCAAAATCAAAATGTTCTATACATTACATTAGAGATGGCTGAAGAAAAGATTGCCGAAAGAATTGATGCAAATCTTTTAGATGTTAGTATAGATGACCTTCATAGTTTACCAAAAGATCTCTACGATAGTAAGATGACTAATCTTGAGAAGACAACTAAGGGTAAACTCATAATCAAAGAATATCCAACTGCATCTGCAAATGTCAATCACTTTCGTGCACTGTTGAATGAATTGAATCTTAAAAGATCATTCGTTCCAGACATCATATTTGTTGATTATCTGAATATCTGTACATCTTCTAGAATAAAAACAGGGTCTAATGTCAATTCTTACACACTTATCAAATCGATTGCAGAAGAACTCCGCGGTCTTGCTGTGGAAAATAAGGTTCCTATTGTCTCTGCTACTCAAACCACTAGATCGGGTTATTCAAATACTGATGTCGGTCTGGAAGACACTTCAGAGAGTTTCGGACTACCTGCAACTGCAGATCTTATGTTTGCAATTATATCTACTGAGCAGATGGAAGAAGTTGGACAGATAATGGTAAAGCAATTGAAGAATAGATATAACGACCCCACTACCAATAGAAAATTTATTGTTGGTATTGATAGAGCTAAAATGAGACTTTTCGATGTAGACCAATCAGCTCAAGATGAATTGGTTGATACTGGTCAAGAAAACGACACACCATCATTTGATATAGCAACTGGTGGTAAATTTAAAAAACGTGATTTTACAGGATTTGATTATGAATAGAGGAGAACGAAGAGCCCAAGAACGGTCAAGAAAAAAGAATTCCGATGGAGAATCTCAAATAGAAGTTGAGTTTATGCAGCCTTGGTCTGATGTTTTGATGAGAACTAAATTACCAGATGATGTTCTGAATGGATTACTTGAAGTTACAGATAAGATACTTCAAGATCCCAACCGTGAAAATTGGGGTAAAAATTTAGCAGGACAAATAGTAGATGAACCCCTCATTCCACATCAAATGATGATGGACTATAAAATTGGCAATGATGGTTCTATATTCAATTGGTTAATGAACTGTGTAGGAGAATATGTTAAATCATGCTCAAAACAACAGGCCACATCAGTTGATTTTGATAAAGTAAAAAATGTTGAATGGTTAACTCAAATGATGAGTGCGTGGGTTGTAAGTCAATGGGAAGGCGAATACAATCCTATTCATGTACATACAGAGTGTAAAATCTCAACAGTACTATATTTAAAAGTTCCTGAGTTCTTACCTTCTGTAAAACCAGAACGTGACGATGATGGATGTATTGCGTTTATCGGTGGGGGTGGTATCAGTTCTCAGTTAACTCGTAATTTGATTAAATGGAACCCCAAAGTAGGTGATTTTTTTATATTCCCAGCTCACCTTCAACATTGTGTGTATCCCTTTAAGACAGAAGGTGACCAAGAAAGAAGAAGTATATCTTTTAACGCTGATTTTATTTCTAAAGAACAATTAGAAAAGCAACAACAAATGCAACAACAAATGCAACAACAACAAAAGGCTCCACTCAAACCAATGCCGAGATCACCAGAAACATTAACCATCAATACAGAAAAATAACACTATAATGGCACATAGAGAGTCCTCGGATGATTCTAATGTAATAGATCATCCCCCTAAGAATGAAAGGGAACCACCAAAGCCACCACCAATGTTTAAAGTCATCTATCACAATGATGATTTTACACCTATGGCGTTTGTGACTTGGACTCTTATGGAGTTTTTCAATAAATCCGAAATAGACGCTAATTCTATTACATTTGAGGTTCATAAATTTGGACATTCTGTTGCAGGAGTGTATACTTATCAAATTGCAGAACAAAAAATATGGGAAGTGTTAGAAACAGCTAAAGAGAATGACTTTCCATTAAAACTCACTGGAGAGCCTGTATGAGTAATGTGGTAAACCTTTCAGATTATCGTCAAGAAAAAGAAGGATATAAACAATCCCCACCCCAATATATCAAAGAATTTGAAGTCGGCGGATACTATGTCTATCCAGAATTAGGTGTAATGATACATTGTATGTTGATTACAGATGGTGCCCACTCTCACAATAATGAATTAATGTTCATAATGGAAGACCATCACGGTAATATATTTTCCGTACCTATAAATGATCCAGAAGGTATGATGGGTTGGCAGGTTATTGATGAAGAAATCTTTGTAGAAACTATCAAAAAGAGTAGTTCAGAACCAGATCCCCCCAAAGTCAGTTGAGTATAAATATTAGGAGAATACTATAATCTTTTTAGAGGCACCATAGTGATTACAAATTGGCATAGAGCAATACAACAAGTTTATCAAATTCAAGAAGCAATTACTAATACAGATATTCATAATAAATTAGTTGCAACTGAAAAGGTGGGTGCGGGCACAAAATCTGATCCTAGAGTAGCTAATATAAATAATATATCTGCTAAAGAATTTATTGAATTAATCAAAGCTACATTTCCAGAAGTGGATGATGTAAGAATAATTTTACCAAAAGATGCTGGTAGTAAAAGCGGATCTTTTGATACTTTCGTATTTATTCTTGATGGAAAAGAAATATCGGCAGTTCTTGCTGGAGAGGTCAAGGGTAGAGGATCTAAATCAACAGTAGCACAGGAAGTTTCTTGGTTACTGGTTTTATCAGCAATGTATAATACTCCTGAACTTGATCTCATAGAATCTATGAAAGTTAAAACGGCCTGGCAAAGAGTGTACGATGAGAGCGGTAAAGCATTAACTGAGCAAAAGGTGGACGGATTAGTAGCATGGTTATTTGGAAAGGGTCAAGAAAGCTGGTTAAAGTCACACATAGGTCAATGTACACAATTTATTAAGGATTATCCATCTGTTCCATTATACTTTAGGAAAGATAAATCAAAATTACCTATTGTTAACTTAGCAAAGGAAGTATTTTCAACTTCAGTTCCAGACCAAGAATTTGATAAAGATAAATGGAATCCTGCTGATGTTTGGTTAGAATATCAAGATGTTCCAACATTTGATACTTTAGCAAAATTAAATAATTATCTAGAAGATTCTATAAGAAAGAAAATATTTGGGATTCTTGGAGTTTCTTTAAAACTTGGTACTGATAAAGTGAATAAAATTAATTTGAGTGGGAAGGGTGGAAGACCAGAATACAAAGTTACAAACTTTGATTTAAAGTATGGAGATTTATTTGCACAAAATGTTCCAGCAGAATATGAGGGTGATGAATTGTCAGGATATTCTGTAACGTATAGAGTATTTGATGCATCAGCAACTTCAACTATACGCGGTGAAGCTCAAAAAAAGAAATCATTAGCTGCACACGGTAAAGTATTTTTAAAATATTTAGATTATCTTATGGGTGGAAAAGCTAAATACGTTGCAACTGTAGAAGCTGTTAAGGGTATACTTGTTAAAGAAGAAAAGAAATGGAAAGGCTCATATAAGGCAAGAGATCCAGTAGATGGAAGAGGAATGTATAGTTTTACTACAAAAGGAGAACAGGCATTTACTAGAATACAACGAACCTGGCCACTATTAAGGGATTCTGAAATAATGGAATATACAAACAAAAGAGGAATTCAACAAAATTATAATAAACTTTTAGATAAAAAAGAATTTTTAGATTATGTTGCAGAATATGCTCACAAGAAAAAACTAAAAGAAGTAGATATGCAAACAAGAGTGTCAGTAAGATTTCAAACAATCAGATTAGGAACACTATTTGCAGCTATAAAAAAGAAAAGTGAAGATACTTTATATAGAGTTGTATTAGGTATGTTACTTTACGGTAAATCTGAATCTTCTTGGTCTGCACCACATTTGAAGGCACAATAAATGTTTACATTTGACGGATTCCTCACAGAAGAGAAGAACTTACATTTAGAACACCTAGAAGATGAGGTTCTAAATAATGGTATAATGGGAACGAGAGGAGCGATTAACTTCCTTCAATCCCTAAGAGACATGCTCGCTGGAAGTTCAAAGTCCAGCGTGAATGTGACGGTGAAGTGGGATGGCGCCCCAGCTATCTTCGCGGGTATTAACCCTGAGAATGACCAATTCTTTGTGGGCACCAAAGGAGTGTTCAATAAGAATGCGAAGATCAATTACTCTCATGATGACATTGATCGGAATCATCCGAGCTCTGGTCTTAATCAAAAATTAAAGGTAGCTCTCACAGAACTGTCAAAATTAGGTATAACAGAGGTCATTCAAGGTGATATGATGTTCACTCAGGATGATTTAGAAAAAAAGACAATAGATGGAGAAAGTTATATAACTTTCCAACCAAACACCATCGTATATGCCGTTCCTTTTAAGAGCGCGTCGCGGATACTATCTTCAACAATGGGGATTGTTTTTCACACTACTTATAGCGGAAAAACGATGGAAGATATGTCTGCGTCATTCTCTGTCAATTTAAGAGGATTAAATAAGAATGTCGGTGTATGGTTTTCAGACGCAGAATATAAAGACACCTCTGGAACAATCAATTTTAATAAAGATGAAACAACTACTATAACTGGTATCCTCTCAAATGCAGGGAAGACTTTCCGTAAGATAGATTCTAACCTTTTGGGGATGATTTCTCAGGATGAAGAACTCAAGATACTGATAAAGACATACAACAATACCAAAGTCAGAGCCGGAGAAAAGATTACTAATACCAAGATGCACACTGCTGGATTGATTGCTTATGTCTATGATAAGAAAAAGAAAGAAGTAGATAAGGTAAAAAGAGCACAAAACAAAGAAATCAAACAACAGAATATGGACAGATTGATGAAACATTTTCGTTCAAATGCTAGTAAATTAGTAACAATATTTAATATGCAGAACCTTCTTGTAGACGCAAAAGATATAATTATTCGTAAGTTGGAGAAGGCAAAGGGTATCACATCTACCTTCATTAAAACTGATAAGGGATATAAGGTTACACAACCAGAAGGATTTGTAGCTATAGATAAATTGGGGAAAGCCGTCAAGTTAGTAGACCGCTTAGAATTTTCACAAAATAATTTTAATGCTGCAAAGGCGTGGTCTAAATGAAAACATATCAAAAATTCATAATAGAAAAGAAAGGTGATACTGTTGTTTTTACCTTTGGAAGATTTAATCCGCCTACTGTTGGTCATGAAAAACTCATTACAGCTGTTCAATCAGTTTCTAAGACTGAAGGTGGAGACTATTTTGTGTATCCAAGCCATTCACAAGACTCTAAAAAGAATCCATTAACACAATCTCAAAAAATCAAATACATGAAAAAGATGTTCTCTAAACATTCAAGGAACATCATTTCAAGTGTCAATAAAACCGCACTTGAGATTGCTTCAGAACTTTATGATAAAAAGTATACTAAATTAGTAATGGTAGTGGGTAGTGATAGAGTAAGGGAATTTCAATCTTTACTGGATAGATATAATGGAGAAACTTACCCACACGGTTTCTACGACTTTGATAAGATTAAGGTAGTAAGTGCGGGTGAACGTGATCCTGACGCTGAAGGAGTAGAGGGTATGTCAGCTTCAAAGATGAGAGAAGCAGCAGTACAGGGGGATTTCAAATTATTTCGTACTGGTACACCTTCATCTTTGTCAGATTCAGATACTAAGAAAATGTTAAATGATATTCGTAAAGCTAAGAGACTAGATGTAGTTAAAGAGGGAAGTAAGTGGAAAAATATTGATTTTAGTAATGTAACCTTAGAATCTCCAATAGAATTAGATGAAACCCATCAAATAACATATAAAGGGTATACTACAAAATATCTACACACCTCATCTGAGGCTTATGATGTTATGGATGAGATAGTAAATGCTATGTTTCCAGTTTTACCCAAAAAGAAAGAAATGTATTTAAAAAGTTCTATAATCGCTCTTGATGAATTCCTAGAATATAGAAATTCGTGGTTAATAGAGGGTCAGATTAACAAGAAAGATTTGTTCCTCATGGAACAGTTGAGTGAGAAATATTCAAAATTTATGGATAATCTTGGCAATATAGATCATATTGACAATTCATTTATTTATAAATATATTAGTAGGATCAGTGAAACTTTGAAATATGATGATTGCCCTTCTTTAATAAAAAAAGAGACAGTGATCCACGAAGAATCGCCCAAACAAAAACATTCAGAAATCATAAATTTTGTCAAAAATAAACTGAAAATTACACATAATGTGGCAACTAAACTTGTTCAGAAGGCAGTAGAAAAGAATATAGATCTTTTAAAAATTCAACAAAAGTGGTCTATGTTAGCTCCTACACTAACAAAACTTGTTGCAGAATATGAACCAAAGGAAAAATAATATGTCACCCTCATCAGATCCAAGATATTTTGGAAAATCACCATTTGACCACTTAAAGAATGTTGCAGCAGCTGCAGCTAAGATTATGCATCCAGAAACTGATAAAGAAGAGGTGACTAAAGAAGAACCAACAACCATAGAACCAACTACTACTGAACAGGAGAAAAACTAATGGCTGATATATTGAGCGTCATTGCAGACGTACTTAAACAAGATAAGCAGCAAAAACGAGAACAAGCTAAGATGATGAAGGAAGTTCAGAAGAAACTTAAAGAAAAAGGTTCTGAAGATGTTGCTGAAGAGCCAGGAGACAAAGAAGATTATATGAAATTCTTTGCTGGTAAATTAAAGAAATATGGAGCTAAAAGTCCATCTGAACTCTCAGATGAAGATAAGAAGAAATTCTTCAATGAAATTGAGAAAGATTGGAAACACGATAGTAGTGAAGAAGTTGAAGTTGAGGAAAAAGAAGAAGATCTAGGTAAAAGAGTTAAATCTCGCATGGAAGCTGAAGATGATGATGAGGAAGATGAAGATGAAGCTCCTGTAGGTGACCAAGATGAACCAGAGACAGAACCAGAAGAAGAAGAACCAGAAGAAGAAGAATCCGAAGATGAAGTAGATATGGATGATCCTTCTGAAGACCAAATTGACAAGATTGCAGACTTGGTGGTTCAAAAACTCAAAGACAAAGCAGATGATGAAGAGGAAGAGGAACAAGAGCCCGATTCAACTGAAGCAGAAGGTGGTAAGGAAGAAGAAATTGATACTGAACCAAAAGTAGAGAATATGCATCGAAATCCTCATAGAAAAAATGTTTGGGTGGAGGCTCTCAAAAAAGTTAATGAGAATGTTCGACTTACTGAAAAAGGAACTGCATACCCAGCGACAATAGACACTCTGAAAATGATTGTCAGAGAAAAACAAAATCAAACAGTTATGTTCAAGTCAGGTCAAGCAATAGTTGACATATTTACTGCATCAGCAATGGTTGCAGTGTATGACGCTATGAAACCAGCCACCAAGAAGAAGTTTGAAAAAATGATAATGGATAAGGGTGGATTTATGAAGACTCAGGCGTTTGCAATGAAAATGACAGAAGATGCTAAGTGGATTGACCAGATTAAAGAAGACCCATCAATTCTTGAAACTTTTGTGATTACAGAAAAAGGGGGATCAGATTGGCTTGAGGATGAAATGGATGACGTTCAACACAAATGGAAAAATACGAAAATTGGGATTAAAGTTCAATGGTTATCCAAAATTCACTCCAAAGCCAGTAAAGAAGGTATGGACACCGCTGAGTTAGAAGACAGACTTGACGATTTTGGTTTGACAAAATTTCCAAAAGAAAAAGTATGGGATGAAGCTCGTAA